AGACCAGCTAAAGCCGTATATAAAGCAGGACGCCGATCTTATTCCGCTGCATGTCTGGAACAAACAAACCCGCCGGAAGGGTAAGGTCCAGGAACGTGGTAAAAGCCCGTTTTTCGGGGATTGGCCTAATACACCAAAGGATATTAAAGGTACGCTCAAACTCGCCGAGAAAGGCCATAACGTTGGTTACCGCTTAGGCGCTACCGACCTGATCATAGACGTTGACCCGCGTAACTTTAAAAAGGGTGAGAACAGCCTTGCCAAGCTCTGTGAATTCCTTGGTATTGAGGATCTAGCAGAGATCTGTCCGACCGTACTGACCGGGTCTGGCGGTTACCACTACTACATGACCAAACCGGAAGACTTTTTCGTCAAGGAAACGCATGAGGACTTCCCCGGTATAGAGTTCAAGGTAAAAGGTCGTCAGGTAGTTGCAGCCGGTAGCAAACACCCAAACGGTGAGATGTATGTATGGGATGACTTCTGCCCTGAGTTCGGTGACCAACCAAAGGCACCGGGGCGACTGCTCAAACTACTGAAGCGGGAAGCACCGGCTAACCAAGGGCAAGCAGGTATCCTAAGCCCTGAGCAACTGGAGCTCCTCCTGGAACAAATACCGGTTGAGGACTTTGGTACTAATGACACTTGGTTCCCTATACTGTGTGCAGCTCATCACGGTACAAACGGCACCGGTATTGAAGAATTCCTGGAATGGTCCTGTAGTGACCTGGAGTTTGAAGAGGACGACCAGCTCATACGGGCACGATGGGACAGCTTAGGCGGTAAACAACTCAACTATACCGTTAACACCTTGTTCAAGACCGTTCTCAGCTATGGTGGCGACACCAGTATTGTCAGCGCCCAAAGCGACTTCAACGACTTTAACTCAGATGACGAAGAACCAGCCGACGAGGATTACGGCAATAGCGGGCAGGAAGAAGCTGAGGAAGAGGATATTGACTTTGATGATGTTATGTCCGAGCCAGAAATGGAAGCCAGTTTTAAACCGGGTGTCGCTACCAATATCGCTAACCAACTAAATCCCAATAGCACCGACGAGGAAATCGTTACGGCTATCCGGGCTATGTTACAGGCTGGCACCGTTGAGTCTTCCAGGGTTCTCGGTATTATCACCAAACAAACCGGACTAACCAAAGGGCAGATCAGCGAGATTACCAAGCAAATTAAAGAGCAGATCGCGGAAGACCTTGGTCGTATACTGGCTGAGAAAACCCTTCACGCTCGATTCTACGAAGGTAAAGGGTTAGTCTTTAACAATAACGGTCAGTTCTGGGGATACAACGGTAAGTTCTGGGAACCAGTTACCAAGGAATATATCGGTAAAAAGGTAACCTCCGTTCTTGACAAAATGCGTCAGAAGGTTGACGTCAAGGTTAAGGAAAACGCCATTGTATCCGAGGCGGTTAATATCCTCTCGCGTATTGTAGCTGTAAGAAACGACGCCCTCCGTTTACGCGCCAAACCTTACCCGGTTGTCAACTGTAACAACGGGGAGCTCTGGATTAAGCCGGACGGCACGGCAACGCTAAAACCACACCGGCCGAAAAGCTATATGCTACAGATGCTGAGCGTGGATTACAGTCCGGGTAGCGAATGCCCAATGTTCGACGCGGCTATCCGCCGTACCTTTGCTAACTTTGAGGACTGTGAGGACATCGTCAGGCACTTTGAAGAATTCATGGGGTACGTACTACATCCCGATAAGCGACCGGCTCACTGGTGGCTCCTGAAGGGTCCAGGTGGCGACGGTAAAACCACACTCATGAAAATCCTGAGCGGTATGCTAGGCGAGGCCGTTCTGCCAGAAAGTATTGACCGGTTCCGTGGTGGTACTGGTGGCGATAACCATGCAACAGCCGAGCTGATTGGCAAGCTGTTGGTATACGATGATGACCTCAACCGTAACACCCTGTTACCAGACGGTACGCTTAAAAAGCTCTCAGAGGACGGTGAGATCACTGCTAACCCTAAAGGGTTCCAGGGCTTTAAGTTTACCAAAGTCTGTACCGTAGCCATGCTCTCTAACGGTTTTCCGACGACGCGGGACGTAACACGCGGTTTCCGTAGGCGCGCTATGGTTATTCCGTTTAATCGCGGGTTCCATGAGAAAGGCGCTATCACCGATCTAGCCGAGCAGGTTATAGAAAAGGAAATGGCCGGGGTAATGAACCGGGCTTTGCAAGGGTTGAAGCGGTTGCGCGAGCGCGGTAAGTTCCAAGAGCCGGTCTCCTGTGAGAAAGCGAAAATGGAATGGCTCCATGCCAGTAACCCGGTTGCCCTGTTTATCAAAGAACGTATAGAGATGACAGAGGAATATACCGACACGGTTACTCTGAGTGACGCTTATAGTGCCTTTACAGAGTGGGGTATGGAAAACTCTATGAGGAAGTTAGGTACGAAACAGGAGTTCCGAGCAGCCATGGAAGATCTCGACATAACCTATACAAAAGCCGGAGGGAATAAAAACGTCTTCCGGTTTGTGAAGTTGGTTAGTCAGGAAGTAGATGACTTTGACGATTTGTGAAATTTAAAATTTGGGTAAGCCGGTTGGGAAGTGGTTAACCTTTTTAACTTTGATAACTGTTGAGTGGTTTAGGGGTTAAGAAGGTTAAGAAAATTAGCGTTTACCTACTACGTGTAAAATAAAAAAGTGATTTTCTAAAATATATAAGGGTATATAGGCAAATTTTGTTAACCTTTTTAACCCCTATGCCCTTGGAGTTAACAAAGTTAAGAAGGTTAAGTCAAATACAACTGGCATTCACGAAATTTAAAAACAGGAGATCTCAAAATGAAATTTTACAGAGAAGGTAGTTTGGTGAGAGAATCTCATGTCTCAGCGAGTCACGCGGGTCTAAGAATCGACACTGTTGAGCTAAACAAGCAAGACATAAAAAACCTCTCAGAAGCTTCAGATGAGCAACTGCGTTATTTTGTAGATAACCTCGTAACACGTTTGACAGCGGAGAAACCGTAATGACAAAACCTCTCAAAGCTAATCACGTAATGATAGATCTCGAGGCAATGGGTACAACTCCGGATTGTGCTATCGTCTCTATCGGTGCAGTGGTGTTTGATCCACGTATTGGCCGCGTCTCTAAAAAGCAGTTCTACATGGAACTCGATTGGCAATCTCAGGGGCGCACGATAGACCCTGGAACTCGGGAATGGTGGCAAGGTAGAGCACCGGAAGCCAAAGCAGCTCTCAACGGTCTAGACGACCTGGAGGATGCACTGCAAGAGCTGGCGGACTGGTTACCCAGAGATGCGAAGCCGTGGGGTAATGGGGCGACGTTTGACATCTCCTTCCTGGAACATGCCTACCGCCAGTGTGATATAGAGATACCCTGGAAGTTCTGGAACGTCCGTGATTGCCGAACCATTAAAGACCTCTACGAGTCCAGCCGAGGTGGTTACGATAAAAAGTCTGGCGGCACCTTGCATCACGCTCTAGACGATGCTATATTTCAGGCTCAATACATCTGTGAGATGTGGAAGAAAATACTACAGGGGTGAAGTTTATGGAAACTAAGATCTGGTTAGACTTCGGTAATGACATGGTTACTGTTCAAGCTATTTTAAAGAAAGACGGCAACCAGTGGTGTGTAATGATAGGGGAAAATATTCAAGAAGGGGTTGCGGGTTTCGGAAACACTATTTCATCTGCCATCTCTGAGTTTAAAAGCAATTTCAGGAATTCTTAATATGAACCACGAAGATAAAGTTAAAGAACTGATGCGCCGTACCGATAAGGGTAAGATCGCTTGCGAAATATCACTTCAGATGGCTGGCGGTGATATTGAAGAAGCAATCAAGCGGATGCGCGTTGCATACCCTAGCATGGAGGTAAAAGACTGATGACCCTGTTAACCTTTGCAGCAAAGAAGTTCGGCGTACCATTGACCCATACCGTACACCGGCACAATAGTGAGAAGACTTACGAGTTAACTCATATTACCTTCAGCAACCGTCAGCTCATTGCAACTTATAATGAGGATGACCCGTTTGACGTTATCATCCGAGGTGAAGCATGAAAAGTCAACACTACGTAACAACACAACGCACGGCTAAAACCTTTAAGCTCCAGAGCGTCCTCTCTGCCCTGCTAATCATGGTCGGTGTAATTATGGCGCTACAGGTTGACCCCAACAGTACAGACAGCTCTGTGGTCGTCTGGGGATGTTTGCTGGCGTTGTTTGGGTTTGGCTGGCGTATCGTTAACCGGGTAAGGGTATGGTGGAACCATGACTAGGGTATTCGCAGACAACTATCACCGCTTGAGAGCTCAATGGCCTAACGCCAGTATGATCCGCCCTGTACGGGGAGGGTTTGAAGGTTACGTCTTTGAGGAGAGACCCAGGACTTCTCAGGACAACCGGTACACTCAGCATACGTTCATGGATAAGGGGTGAGGTATGTGGCAAACAAATGACCCATTGATGCAACCTCAGGTTGACGAGCTTAACCGTATGATCAAAGCGGTTTACGATGCAGCTATCTCGCTTGAGGTTGAGATCTCAGAGCTTGTTCTGCTCATTGGTTTTAGCCGGTACAAAGCTATTCAGAAGATAATGGATCACCGCCCTGAGGTGATGATGAGAACCTTTCATAGTGCTACCATTGTTAAGGTTATGGACCCTGACGCTTTTGAGATAGTGGTTACCTCTGGTAAAGCCGGTGAGATAGCAAGGAAAGCGGCTGCTAACGAACTACACAGAATAGGTATTTGGGGAGAAAGGTAATGGCTAAACAAATTGACCAACTCACAGTCGGTATAGTAACCAAGGTGATGACCCATATTGGGTACGGGGTTTTTACTGAGAGAGGTAAACTCCTAAACGGTCAGGTCTTCAAAACCCTGGAGGAAGCCAGTAACAGAAGCGACACGGTTAAAATTAAGAACACGGTCAAACCAGTCTACATCGAGGAAACTCCAAAATAATTTCACAAAACTCTTGCGTTCCTCTTTGAGCTGACCTATACTGAGTTCAAGTTAAAGAAAACACCAAAGGGGAACAGACATGAAAGCAACTTTCCAGAGCAACCGCAACGACGCAGTCACCCTCATCGACATCGAGTTCAAGAGCGAAGCTGAGATGGAAATTATCGCTTACATGAAAAAGGAGTTTGGTTACGAGGAAATCGCAGCCGACCACGACTTCCACATCACTCTCGGTATCTACGGTAGCACTATCAAGGAAATGAAAGAAGACTACCGTCGCGCTAAACTGGCTACTCGGTAAGGGCTTCGGCTCTTACCCTTTACACACTTAAACAGGAGAACAGTTATGAACTACGATATCCGTGTTGGTCAAGACTCTGGCTTACTACTACCGGTTATCCTGGACGGTGACCTTATCGTTGAGATCGCCGAGTCCGTATGGGACTTTACCAGCCGAGAGGAAGTCATCGCTTGGATTGTTGAAAAGCTGGCGGAGCATAACCCAGAAGGACCGGTAAGGATGACCCGTAAGAAGGTCTATAACGAGCGCGTATCTGGTCGCCCTATGTTCTGGGAGATCACTACCTACAACGCCAGAGGTGAGCGCTTGCACTCTGGTCAGTACAACGGGGTCATCCAGGAGGGGTATCTCAGGGGTTTGGTTCAGGACCAGTTTGGGTTCCCCCTGGAAGCGGCGGAAATTATTTCATAAAAATATTTGCATCCTCTTTGTGTTGATGTATACTGAATTCAAGTTAAAGAAAACACCAACACAGAGGAACACAGTTATGTCAACTATCCCTTTCACCACTACTAACAACAAAACCATCACTTTCACCAAATCTTTCAACCAAGTTCACACTAACCTTAAATTCATCGCACGTGTCCGCGCTCAAGCGGATTCCATGTTCCTCAAAAACGAAGTTAAGGCGCTTTGTGGCGTCGTAACCGTCAAAGTCCACTGTGACACTGAGTTCGAGCATAACCAGCTCGAAAAACTATTTAGGGGTTTATAACCCCTATCTCTATTTCCCTGATAACCCGGTACGGCTAACCCTGTACCGGGTTTTTCTTTGTCTAAAATTTACACTCTCCCTGTACTGGTTTATATTGAACCCACTTTAGCCGGGTTAATAAAGACAGGATATGAACCATAGACCGTTGACAGTTGAAGATCTAAGAGATCTGATAAACAAGGGGGAAGCCAAAGACCCTCTCATTTTCTTGGAAGCCGTTATGAACGGGCAAGATCCAAGAGGACTGTCGCGCCTATACAAGCTGGTAACAGATATACAAGACTTCTCAGACGGTGACCCAGACCCTAGCGATTGGGCTGAGGTAGTGGATTTAGTTTTGTCTGATTTTAAGTATCGTCCTGTCGCTATTGGAGAGTCTATTACAGCGGCTAAAACTATGTCCGAGTACTTGTACGCCAAGCGTAAGCAAGTGGACACTGGAGGCGGCTCAGGAGCTGGTGGAGATATACAGAATAACCCCTTGACTGAAGAAGAGATAGAATTGTTCAAGGAGAAGTTTAATGAGGAATTCTGATGAGCAACTTGCTACCGACTATATAGATCGCTGGTCATATAATGAGAAGCGTATGCTCAAGTATATGCTTGAGAAAGACGGTATGCAGTTCATGAGATATTTCTTTGCCTTGCGAGAAGGTAATAAGATGATCCGCAACTGGCACCATTTTGTCATTGAGTATGTTCTCCAAGCCGTGTTTGATTGCAAGATAGATCGGCTTATTGTGAACATAGCGCCGGGTTACACAAAGACTGAACAAGTTGTTCTCAACTTTATATCTCGCGGTATCGCTTTAAATCCCAGATCTAAATATATTCACACCTCTTACTCTGGCGACCTAGCTCAGGAAAACTCTTCTAAGATTAAGCAGACGGTAGAGTGTCCGGAGTTCCAAGAGCTTTGGCCTATGCGTACCCGTACCGACACCAAAGGTAAGAAGAGATGGTTTACGGAGCTAGGCGGAGGAATGATGGCTACCTCCAGCGGAGGCCAGATAACCGGTTTCCGTGCTGGTCGTATGGAGGAAGGGTTTACCGGGGCATTCATAAACGATGACCCTGTTAAACCTGATGACGCTTACAGTAACGTCCGCCGTAACGCTATTAACAACCGGTTCAACAATACGATGCGCTCGCGCTTGGCAGTTGAAACCGTTCCCATGATCAATATCATGCAACGTATCCACGAGGATGACCTCTCAGGGTTTCTACTTAAAGGCGGTTCTGGTGACTACTGGCACCATCTCGTCATTCCTACACACCTTACAGAAGAGGTATTGAACAAGCCGTACCCGCAAGAATATACGCACGGGATACCCATCGACATTAACGGTATCCTTAGAGAGCTCCACGGAGGCCCTCAGTATGCTTTTTAGCGCGGGGGATATACCCTACATGGTGCCGGACAAAGTACCTGTTGGAAGTCCTCTCTGGAGCTTCAAACACACACTTGAACAACTCAAGACCCTGGAAGTGGGTGACCCGTACACCTATTCCAGCCAGATGCAGCAAAACCCCTCCCCGGCTGGCGGAGGTATGTTCAAGGAACGGTATTGGAAGTATTACGAGACTATACCAGCGGGTATGGACTTGGTTCGTATATACGGGGACACGGCTCAGAAGACTAAGGAACATAACGACTATAGCGTGTTCCAGGTATGGGGTAGAGTTCCCAATCAAGGGGTCTACCTGCTAGACCAGATACGGGGTAAGTGGGAAGCTCCGGAATTGGAATCTAAATTGGTTGAGTTCTGGAACAAGTGGAAACCAACTCTCCATAAACCCTTTGGCGCTAGTGTTGTTAAGATAGAGGATAAGAGCTCGGGTAGCTCCCTCATACAGTCTATTAAAAAGAATTACATGATACCTGTAGAGCCTATTCAGAGGAACACCGATAAGGTTCTCCGGGCTATGGGTGTCGTCAAATACTTTGCCAGCGGTTATATCAATCTTCCAGCCGGAGCCGATTGGCTTCATGATTATAAGGAAGAGTTCCGTAAGTTTACTCCGCTTATGACTCACGCTCATGATGACCAGATAGATCCTACAATGGATGCAGTAGAGGACATGATCGTGTTCGAAGATATGCTATATAGCAATTCAACTATAGGTGCTTAGTCATGGGTAGATTCACGCGGTTTTTAACACAGTTCACACCTCGTACCGGTAGACTTATAAGAGAATCCGGTGATTTCTTTAACGTTGGAGACAGCGCAAGACTTAGAGAGTTATCTGATATAGATGTCTCCGCTAGGCTTGGTAATCTTTACAGGGGTTTCTGGGAAGGTACTGTACCGGCTAACACGACTTACGATTTCGTGATAGACATGCCAGAAGGGTTAGATCTATTCGGTTTTACCCGTATATCTACAGCGGTTGATGTTTCTCTCTATACAACTTTCCTCTCATGTACCGGGTTTGTGTCAGCGGAAGGTCCGATAGACGGTTTGAGTTTTGACCGTAGGCAAGGTAAGAAGTCTGTATCTCAGTGTAAGATCCACCGGGCGTCCTCTCTTTCTGGAGTTGTTACGCATAGTCCTGAACAGCTTTTGTTCGTACCAAGTACAGGATCCGTAAGAGCTCCTTCTGCCCAAACGGAAGCGGGAGCATTACCGGCTTTTGATTCTCAGGAAATACCGGCTTTCAGATATGAGAACAAATCAGGTAGTCCGTCAACTCTCACGCTTTACCTATTTTGGCAAGAGTTACCGACAGAAGGTTAACAAGGTTAACAAAATAAAGGTAGGGTAATGTGTACGGTAAATTTTTAGTAAAAATATAAATACGTAAGGGTATATAACTAAATTTTGTTAACCTTTTTAACACCAGTGCAAACGAGGTCAATATGGATCACGAAAATTACGAAGAGGCTCACATTCTAGACAATGATGTCTCGCAACTCCAGGACAGTCTTG